TAATTCCGATTGACCACGCACCCGACACTATTTCTTTTTATATTTAAAACTATGGAAGACAAAAAACTTATTTTAACAGCTGGAAAAGGATGGGCTCGTATTGGATTAGCAATATTGCTACTGATCGGAGTCTATGGTGTACTTGCTCCTTTGTTATTCAGTAATTCTGAATCAGACTTTGGAGTATTTTTAGGAATGGTTGTGATATGGATCGCTCCATTTCTTGCTATTTGGCTAATATGGCCAGTACTTAAATTCTTTTTTATTACAAAGCCAAAACTAAAAGAAATGGAACGGTATGGTAGAGACAGATGGAGATAAATCAATTAATCACTAAAAACAAAGTAAAATGAAAAGAGTAACATTAATCAGTATGTTTTTAATTGCTATGGTAGGATTAACATCTTGCTTTCAGCATGTAGAGCCACGTAGTGTGGGAATCAAAGTAAAGACAATGGGGAACAACAAAGGAGTTCAACCAATAACTCTACCCGTAGGTCGGTATTGGGTAGGTGCCTATTGGAAACTATACACTTATCCAACAAACATTCATATCTATCCATTTACGGCAGGTAAGGATGAAGGAAGTGAAGCAAATGAAGAGATGCGATTTCAGGATAAGGATGGTTTACAATTAGGTTGTGATGTTGCCGTTTCTGCTCAAGTTGATCCCGCATTAGTCCCAGTCACATTCCAAACTTATGGAGGAGATATGGAAACTATAATTAAGAGTTATGTGAGACAAGATTTACAGAGTGGATTTATTGCTTATGCCAGTACACATCAAGCCGTTGAATTATATTCAGATAAAAAGATGGAGATGCTTACCTTTGTTAATAAAGCTATATCAGATAAATTTAAACCAACCGGTGTTATAATAACAGATGTGGCTTACAAGAGTGATATACGTTTACCTGATAATGTTAGGGAATCTATTAATGAAAAAATCAAAGCTACACAGATCGCACTTCAGAAAGAGCAGGAAGTTATGCAAGCTGAAGCTGATGCCAAAAAGACAGTGGCAAAGGCTGATGGAGATTCAAAAGCAATCCTCATGATGGCTAAAGCTCAGGCTCAGGCCAATGAATTACTTTCCAACTCCATTACTGCAACACTTGTAAACTATGAATTGGCTAAGAAATGGAACGGAGTAACCCCAATTTATTCGGGGCAAGGATCCGTTCTTCCACCATTATTCAAATAACAAATAATACACTAACCAATGAACTACGAAAAAGACATGCAGATTGATGAGTCCGCTCTTGATGTAGAGTGGCTGGATCAAGCGAGCCTTATGATGAAGTATGCCAGGAATGCTGCAAACACTCGTAGGGACATGGACCAGGCTAAAGAAGCTCTTGATTACGTCAAGGCTCGCTTAGATTCAGAAATTAGGACTGACCCTGACAAGTTTGGTATAACTGCAAAGGTAACAGAGGCCACAATCCTAAACACAATATTAAACCAACAAGACTACAAAAACGCCAACACTCGTTTCATTGAAGCAAAGTATGAAGCTGATATTGCTCAAGGAGCCGTTAGGGCAGTTGATGCCCGTAAGGATGCATTAGAGAATCTTGTTCGATTACATGGTCAACAGTATTTTGCTGGACCAAAAGTGCAAAGAGATTTATCCTGGGAGAGAGCAGAGAGACAAAAGAAAATTAATGCTGGGATAGCCAGTGAAACAACAAGAAGCCGGAAATGATACGAATTATACTATCATATCTAATAGGAGTTGTAGCCTTAATTGCTTTATGGTATATACTCAGCAGAGTTCAAATGAAAGGATGGTTACATGAGTTTAATCAATTTTTAACAAATCATTATAAAATCAAAGAAGATGGAGAAAAAGAAGAGTAATTTTCGAGATAAAATGTCTCGTAGTATGCAACGGCAAAAGGAAAACAAAAACAACTATGGTTATTTAAATCTCCCAACTGGTGTAAAGATATTAAGTCTTGAAGATGGGTTATTGAAAGTTGATCTTGATTTTCTGATGTACGAAGTTACAGATCCAAAACACCCAGAAAGGGATGAGCAGTTTGAAGTAGCCATGCCAGGCACGTTATGGTGGAGAAGGCCTTTTCGAGTTCACAGGGATGTTGGTGCCGATAAAGATGCGGTGGTGTGTCCTCGTTCAGTAGGTAAGAAGTGCCCAATATGTGAGTTCAGAGAGAAAAGACAAAAAGAAACTGCTGACAAAGAAGAAATAAAACTTCTGTACCCACGATCAAGGAGTTTGTATGTTGTTGTGCCACTTGGAGTTAAAAAGTATGATGAAGTTCCTACTGTTTGGGACATGTCAGATTTCTTATTCCAAAATTTGTTAAATGATGAACTTGAAACTGATGAAGAGAACCGAGTGTTTCCAGATCTTGCAACAGGCAAAACATTAACACTGAAATTAAAATGGAAACAAATTGGAAGCAACTCATTTCCTGAGGTGCGGGATATATCATTTAATGATCGGGATCCATATCCAGAATCAATACTCAAAGACGTTCCGAATCTAGACAACGTATTAAAAGTTCTGCCTTATAGTGAGATAGAAAACAAATTCTTTGATTTAGATAATGAACCGGATGCTGGAAAGTTAGAAGCCTCGGATGATACACATGTTCCCGTTCACAGAGCAAGGGCTACTGTGGCAACTGAGGAAGCAGAGGAACCAGAAGAGACAAATGCTCCAGTTACCCGCAAAAGACCAACGGAGCGTGCCGAAGAAACCGCCCCTACACGGGCTCGGACGAGTCGTACAGTAGTAGAGGATCCCGATGCTGAAAAAGCCCCTGTACGACATCGGGAGGGGCAGGAAAATAAGGAATCTGCTGTTACAAGTAAACGAGTTGCAACAAACGGGAAATGCCCACATGGTCACGTCTTTGGTAAAGATTTTGAGAAGTTTCCAGAGTGTGATGATTGTGAAAAATGGAATGATTGTTATGACGAAAGCAAAGGGAAATAATGCGGACTATATTTCAGCAATCACATAATGAAAAGGATAATCTTAGACTTGTAGGGGCCTATATGTCCTTACAGGTCTGTGATTACCTAACTCTTTATACGCTTGCCAAAGAAATTACCAAAACTGATATCATCAGAACTCAAATTGAAAATTGGGTTACACAAGAGCGAGCAAAAGAGGATGAAATGACCCTGGTTAAAAAAATTGTTGAATTAATAAATAAACAATGGAAGATAGAAAAGGCGGCAAAGAGAGGCACTACATTTCAACAATTTAAAGAAAATTGTGCAGCATCATTGACAAGAAAAGAAATTGATGCTAAATTCATTCAAGTAATTATCAACGAAATTAAAGCATGATGGAACGTACAAGAAATGCTGTACCATTAGAACAACAGATAAAAAAGAAGGTAGCTACTGAAACTAAACCAATAGAAAAATATCCTGATGGCGACTTTGGAACAATTATCAGCACGGGATCAACCTTGGTTGACCTTGCACTTTCCGGCGGAAGAGTTCACGGGGGTGGACTTCCAGGAGGAATTCTGGTGGAAATATTTGGACCAAGCGGTTCAGGAAAAACTGTGTTCCTTTCTGAAATCGCTGGTGGGGTCCAGCGTCTCGGAGGTGACCTTATCTTTCACGACCCTGAGGCGAGATTAAACCCCACATTTGCCAAGCTGTTTGGTTTAGAGTTAAAGGAAGGTACATATTTTAATCCTGATACTGTCCCAGAGATATTTGAACCAGTTAGAACTTGGGCTCCAAAGAATCCGAATATAATAAATGGTATATTTGCTGATAGTCTTGCTGCCTTATCCACTGATATGGAAATGGAGAAGAAGGACGGTGATAAAATGGGAGGACGTAGAGCAAAGGAATTCTCAGAAGGAACTCGGAAGACCTGCCGTATTATAAAGGATAAAAACTACCTGATGGTATGTAGTAATCAAATTAGGCAAAATATGGACGCTATGGCTTTCTCAAAATACACCACTCCTGGGGGAGAAGCTATAGGATTTTATGCCAGTGTCCGTTTGAAAACGCAAATTATAAAGAAACACAAGGTAGAAAAAACCTTTAAGGGGAAGGATATTTCTAAAATTATCGGGGTTAGAATAGATGTAGAAGTATTTAAGTCATCCATTTGGGAGCCTTTTCACTCCGCACCGGTTACAATACTATTTGATTACGGTATTGATGACATCCGTGAGAATTTACAATTTATAAAGGATTACTCCAAGTACAATGTATATACACTTGGTGGGGAAACCTTAAATAAAGGATTAGCAGAATCTATTAAGATAATTGAAGAAGATCATGCCGAGCGGGAACTCAAAGAAGAAGTAATTACTCTTTGGGAAGAACGTGAAAAAACATTTAAAGTTGAACGCAAACCTAAAAGATAATGGGAAATTTAAAAGGAAAAGCCTACAACAGAGAAGAGTATCGTTTTAAAAAAGCTCACCCTGTAAAATGGTGGTTAATGCACCAAGTAAAATTATTTTCCAAGTGGCTTCGAAAAATAAGTGGAAGAGATTTGTATATTAAAGATTCGAAATAATGGAAAGAACAAGAGATAACTCTCCAAGAATCCTTACCAATGATCCCAGTTTTACTGCCTGGGGCTGGGCAATAGTAGATGGAAGAGGTCGTGTTTTTAAGTCGGGATGTATTAAAACCGCTCCTGAGACAAAGAAACGCAGAATAAGAGTATCGGATGATAGAACTCGCAGGACAGAAGAGATCACCAAGTACTTACTTAAATTGATACGGGATCATAACATCACTTATCTTTTAAGTGAAGCCCCTCATGGCAGCCAGAATGCGAGTGCGGCAGTAATGATTGGTATTGTAATAGGGGTACTGGTGGGTATCTCTGAAACACTTAATATACCTATTGAGTGGTACAGTGAACAAGACTCAAAGAAGTGTTTATTAGGAAAGAAATCAGCCACTAAAGATGATGTAATTGAAGCTATTGACCGATTATATGAGATTGATTGGACTAAGACCAAGTATATTGATGAAGCTGTGGCTGATGCTATGGCAGTTCACCATGTAGCAACCAAACAAAGTCAGATACTCAAATATTTGTTGCAGTAATTTAATAATCAATTAAAAATGGAAAATGAAGTAAAAACAAATGAAGGAGCTTTCTTAAGTTCCTTGAAGCGAAACAACAAGCAGATCAGAGATGATCGGGCTGCTGCTATTGGGGAATCCGCTCAGTTACTCTACAAGAGGGCTGTTGAGGATTTGGAAGTACACATCAAACAAATGAGAAGGGATCAGGAAAATATGCTTGATCTATCTCCCTCTAATGCCTTGAGCTTAATTGTAGCCAGCGATTTTAAGGCTGATATCTACGTAGCAAAGGACATGGAACTCAGTGTAGATATCCGCAATGCTGAGATAGAACTTGAAATTGCAAGAAAGCGTTATACTATTTTATTTGGAGATTTGTAATCATGGGAGGAGGAACATATTCATCAACGACACGGCATGAAAGAGCAGTAACCTCAGGTTATTACTCAAAGCCGAAAGAAGAAATCTTCAAACAAAGGGAGATTAATAATGCTATGAATCCTTATGGTATTTCCATAAGAGAATCTCGTGACTCTGTAGAGCATCCAAATTCATTGGCAATAATACTGGCACTGGACGTTACCGGATCAATGGGGTCTATACCACATCATCTTGTAAAAGATGGATTGCCTGATATCATGCAGGGAATAATGGATAAAGGATTGAAAGATCCGCAACTCCTTTTCCTTGCTATTGGGGATCATGAATGTGGTGATAAGGCTCCTCTTCAGGTTGGTCAGTTTGAGTCAAGTGATGAACTCCTTGATAAATGGCTGACTGATGTCTTCCTTGAAGGTGGAGGTGGTAGCAATGCTGGAGAAAGTTATCTACTTGCTTGGTATTTTGCTGCTTTACACACCAGTATTGATTGCCTTGAGAAAAGAGGACAGAAGGGTTTTCTATTCACCATTGGTGATGAACCTACTTTGAAAAGCATAACAAGCAAAAGGTTAGCCAGTATAATGGGAGATGGTCAATATGAAACTTTATATGATGGTGATCTTTTAGCCAAAGCAAGGGAGAAATATAATGTGTA